CTAGTAGTTTAGCAATAAAAAAGAGGGGCGTCAACTGGATTTGGCCAGTTGCCCCTCCGTCTGCGACGACGATATTCAGTTTTATTTAGTTACTCTTTTAATAATATCACTTAATACATGATATCTAAACTCAATATTATCTCTTCCAAGTCCATCACAACAAATCTTGAAGGTTTTTTCTTCATCCTCATCTTTAATGAGTTCTTTGTTAGTACAGTTCTTATCTTTGTATCTAAGTTGATGAAGTTTGACTGCCTCTTTAGCTTGATCATAATCTTCAATGCCGTTATGCATCATCCATAAAAGATTTTGAACTGCGGAGCGGCGAATGATATCTTTTTCAGGAAGAACTTTTTCAGAAATCATTCTCTTCAGATGCTGAGTCAGATCTTCAAAGATATTATTAAATTCTTCTTTATCGTCTGGGACAAGTTCGACGGACTCGTAGAGTGCATTCAAAGAACCTTGATTGATTGCACTAAAGTTAATCTTCCCGTCATAATCAGCAGTAAAATAACAGTCACGATCATTTATATCATCAATTTGTGTAGCATTACGAACGAAATCAATACATTGAACAATCCACTCATCTCCTGACAGACGAGAGACATGATCTTTGAAAATCAAAGAAAGAAGCGAAGCGTTTTTCTCCGAAAGTTCACGAATATAATCTGCCCAAGGAGAGTTTGATGCATTGCGATGTTCTTGATGATTCAGAGGAACTCCGCTATTAAGATTTTCAAATACCTCAGACAAACCTTCAAGGCAAATTTGAGTGTACTGACTTACAACTGCATCACGCTGCCCAATTGCGTTTTGCACATCAATGTCAAGATCGTTAAACTTACATCCACCCCGAGGAACTTTAAAGGAAACGATGCTTCCATTATCAATGTCGGAGATATAGTGATATCTTCCTTGAGGAATTACCCAGTTACCATCAAACAAATCTTTCAAGAAGACAAATCGATTATTTCCATCAAGAACAATGTAATAGTGTCCCTTCTCGATAAGATCTTTTACAAAAAAAGTAGTTTCGTTTTCTGGAAGTTTATTAAGTTTTTTTAGGACTTCGCGAAGATCTACTAAAACATATGTACCTTCTACCCTATTCATCAATAGGGATTTAAAAAATTTAACTTTATCTTTTTGTTTCCAGGCAACTGGACGTTGAAACTTTTTCGGTGCTACAAAATGCTGATACTTAAGCAGCATGATTGCATGTTCGAGCACCTTAATATCCCTTTTTAAGGGAGTAAGGTAAAATTCTTTTTTAGTCATTTTGTTTGTGTAAATTGTTTCCCCTTATGAGGAAGTTTACGATGAAACAATCTAAACTCATGTTTCATACAATAGTATATAGCAAAACCCCAGAGGCGTCAATACTTCTGGGGATAAATTTTATTAAAGATAATCCTTACGAGCATGGTGTTCAGGAACAATCTTCTTCACAAGCACACTGAGAAGTCCATTTTCAAAAGTCACATCAGTAACTTCCGTTCCCTCAGCAAGTGTCCATGATCTTTCAAAGTTCCTATGAGCAAGTCCTTTATGAAGATATTGTCCTTCCTCGGTGGTTGCTTCTTTCTCCCCTTTGACTGTGAGTTTACCATACTCTGTATAAACTTTGATTTCATCTTTTGTAAATCCAGCCAGAGCAATCTCAAGTTTAGTCTCAGTATTGTTTAATTGTACAACATTATATGGGGGATAGTTGCTTTGTGTTTGGGTATGGAAGACGTTGTTTAGATACTCATCAATCCCGATAGAATTACGGGTGATCTTATCCATTAACTGATCCAAATCGGCAGCATTAAACTTCATTAAGTTTGTCATTTGACTTCTCCTTATTTAAGCGAGAGTGTGTTGTGTGTACCCTTACGGCGTACATACTAATTATACAACTAAGCATAAAAAAGCGGGTGTTGAAACCCGCTCATTTTTATTCGGTTTGTTGGGCATTTTCTTTGCCTTTCTTACCAATATTGTATTTCTGTTCAAGAATCCATTCACCCTTGTCCTTGTAAGAAAGAACTTTGATTTGGTTAAGAGGAGCGATATCAAGGACAGTATCCTCGTCAACGATAGAGATCAATCCCCAGTCCGAAAGCAGACGAACAATACGATTGCGGCGCTGAACATCATTGATAGAAAGATTAGCGTGCTTTCCATCCAGTGCAAACAACTCCTTAAAGTGGACAATATAATACTTGCCCTGCTTGTGAAGAATATGACAAGACTGATAAAGTTTCTTCTCTTTCCTAGAAGCAACTCCAATTCTCGTCAGTGTCTCTCTTACCTTTAGGAAATCATCTGGTTCATTAAGTAGGACTTCGATCATCTGATCCTGAGTCCAGTGATACTGAGGTTCCACAGTATTACTCATTTTGTTCCTCCAACGTCAAGTCGTTTTTTAATAAAGTTAATCTGTTCTTGTGTCAGGATTTTCAGAGCTTGACATGCCTTCTCATTACTATAACCATAGTATTGTTTGACACTTTCGAGATCCGTGACTTTATCCTTACGGAGCCAGGGAGAAAATCTCTTCTTTTTCCTCAGACTATTTAGATAAAATTTATATTGCATATCTTTATCAAGAAAGTGATTCTTGTTCATCTCATTAGCGAACAATACACAATCAATGTGTCCAGATAAGCAGCGATTGACGATATATGGTGGATAGGACTTCATGTCCTCAGACAAATCTTCTTTTGTAAAGTTGATGGAGTTCAACCAATCTTTGAGTTCCATTATCTAATAATTTGAATGTCATCATCGTCAGTCCAAAGTTCTACCTTTGTTCTGAATCTATCTTCTGCTTTGAGTTTTTCATATCGCTTAATTGCTTTCTTCTTCCACCAAGCAATGATGTTTTCCAGATAGAATTTGTCCCAGTTAGGGCCACGAATTAATTCATCTTGTTCCCCAAGAATCACTTCACGAACATTTGAATATCCATATTCACAGAAGTAAGTTCTCTTTTTTTGAGTAAGAGACAGTGCGGTTTCTATAACTGAATTAAACTGCTCCAGTTTCTCACTCATTCCATATTGTTTCAAAGAATTACGAATGATAGAAATCATCTTTGTCTGACGTTTCATCTTTTTAGAAGATGCTTTATTGTCAGTCAAAGGTTGATTGTTATTCCATACACTAAATCGATCATGGAGTTTATGAAATGCTACATCATGAAGTAAGGGCAAAAACTTGCTTTCGGTTAATCCCTTATTTCGCATGAATGGTTTGAGTCCATCATACTGTGAAGCATCTGTTGTGGATCCGTAGAGAGACGTGGTTTCAAACAGGGCGATATCCTTCTCAAATACCTCATTAAGCGTCTCGCGGGCGAAGTGAGAGCAGCACAGAAGAGCAAGGAGTTTACCTCCAAGATAATTGTATCCAAAAGGTTGTGATGGCACGATCACGAACCCCATCGCAGCATGACGATTAAAGATTTTTAAATCTGGTGCCTTTCCCAGCCAAACATTTCTAGGTTTAGAATTAATTGTAGGAGATCCAAAGCGAATAAACCCAATAACTTTCTGAGTATTCTTCTCATTAATCATCCAACGCAATTCCCTGCCAGGAATATTGCTTTCATTATTATGAGAAGATACTGCTTTCAGAAGATTACTATAATGCTCTTGCTGAACAGATTGCTGAAATCTGTTACCAACAAACTTGATATCAAACTCCATTTCTTGTGGATGAATATCTTCATTGAAGAACTCATCATGAAGTGATGCAAGAGAATTTGTAGATTTGATTACTTCTTTTTTCACAAAACGCAAATAGTCTTCAATATTTCCCATCTGAGAGAAATATTTGATGAACTCATCTGCTGCCCAAATGGCATCATCATTAGATATGATCATTTAAGTTAGCAATATATTCATAAATTAATTTCCACCCAAACTCATAAGTATCTCCATTCTCATCTTGTAGATAGAAAGGAATATTTGGGTGCCAGTATTTAGCACGATAGTAATTATTGACAACTTCATAGTCATCATCAATACATCTTTCTCGTTCTAGATCCTGCTCAGTCATTTGAATTCACACTCCACCATAATCTCAGTCAGACAAGCCAGCAAGTTTATTTCTTGATCCGCAACGAAGGCAATCTGATACTGATACTTAGCAATGATAAGCACAGCAGCAGGAATGCTAGAGTTTGCCAAGGATGTATAAAGAGCATCGTAAATACGACGCATAAGTACCCCAGAATCATTGTCCAGGTTATCCACCACCCACTTCCGAACTTCAGGGAAGTTCTTTTGTTTAAGGTTTGAGATAAGGTTGTTGACTTTGACATCAGAAAACGTTGCCAGGATTCCAGCGTCAATCGCTCCACCCGACGAGTATCGCTGTATTTCATTTAGGACTCGACGCCAATCAGGGAAATGTTTGTTAATTAATTCTACCAGGACCTTGTTATCATATTCAACACCTTCTGTATCCAAGATCGTTTTGATACGCTTGAAGAAAGATGCTGCAATTCCTTGACGCTCTTTTCCTTTGATTCCAAACTCGACGACTGCACATCGGGAGTGGAGTGGTTCAACGATTTTGTTTTTGTAGTTGCAGGTGAAGATGAATCTGCAGTTGCCACTAAACTCCTCAATAAACGCCCGTAGGAGGAGTTGTACGTCGTTCGTTGTGTTATCTGCCTCATCAATGATGATGACTTTGTGTTTTGCAGTTGACGCAAGTGAGACGGTCGAAGCGAAATTCTTCGCATTATTTCGGACAGTATCAAGGAATCGTCCCTCATCGGATCCATTGATGACATAATAGTCTACTCCAAGTTCATTACAGAGTGCCTTTGCAACCGTCGTCTTGCCACAACCTGCAGGGCCTGCAAGGAGAAGATTAGGCACCTCTCCTTTATCTAGGAAGTCAAGGAACGTTTTTTTGATATTGTCAGGAAGTATACACTCTTCAATTTTACGTGGGCGGTATTTTTCCACCCACAGAAATTCATCACGCATAATGTAAAAGGTTTAATCAACCAAAAGTGGAATCGGGTTCCAGTGCAATGTAGTAAGTCAGATCGTGGTTCTTGCTAGTGAACCGAGACAGGAGTTTCTGAGACACAACAACTTCATAAGTCCCAGGAAGAATCTTGATGTTCTCAACCTTGAAGTTAAAGTTAAAGGTGGCATCAGTTTCACCAACAACTTCTTCGTGAGCGTTAGATGTATCGTTCTTCTTATCACGAACAACCAACTTCACAACACCTGATTCACCAACAGCAGAGATATCAGGGAGTTGATAGACAGCCGCTGCCTTCAGAAGTTTCTCAAGGACGGTGGTG